GGAATCGTGATTGATTCGGAACCTTGCGGAACCACGACGGTCGGCAACTTACCGACAATCGGCGTGTCCTGTGCAATCTCGCGCCATAGTTCGTTCGAATATGTGACGCCGATCCAATCGTTGCCGCCGGATGCCAGAGTCGAATAGTTTAACTCGTTGGCTTTGGCGGCGGGATTCGGAGCGTCGGCATCGAAGCCGAAAGCTTTGAGCGCGCTCTTCGCGCCGTTATAATGATCTTCTTTGGCTTCTGAAATCTTCACGACGAGCGCCTTGACGGCCTCTTCGCTCGCGCCGCCTCGACTACGCCCGCCATCCTTCGCGGCCTGTAGAATGCCAATCATGACGGCCTGGTCGGCCGGATCTAGATTGTCGTATTTCCACAGATCGGAATACTTGGCGATGTTCGGCGAGTCGTCGCTCTTCGTCGGCAATCGGCCGGAAGTCTTGAGTTGCTCTTCGTAAGCCTTGACTGCCTCTTTGGCGGCCTCAATCTTGGCATCTTCGAGCTCGGCGGCCTTGACGGCCGCGGCTTTGGTTGCTTCGTCGCGTTCCAACATGGCCGCTTTGACGGCTTCGGCAACGGCGCGACCAACTTCGACATTGGTTGTTTCGTCTGACATTTCTCGATCCTTGATTTGGGTAGTGTTCGGTGTCGTACCGTTGTCGATCTTCGCTTCGGACCTCTGCGCCGTCGCGCCTATATCCTCAGCCTTTGGATCGATGTATAGTTCCGGCCGCCAATCCATATCGGCCGCCGTGTATACCGCTTTAAGTATCGGAAGCGCAACCGCGTAAGTGTTCGATGGCGCTTTCCCGCCCGCCGTCTCGAAAACCGAGAGCTCGGCGACCGGCCATTCTCGAATAAATCCATCTTTTGCAAAGCGGGCGAGATGCTCGATTGAACCCGAACTCGCGGCGGCCGTGCCCGCTTGCGCCGCTTCCCAAACCCGACGGGCGAACTTGCTCGCCCTGTCCAGTATGACCCGATACCAGATTCCGTCAGGCCGCTCTTCTCGAGAGACAGCTTTCCCGATGTACTCGGGCTTCCCGGCCGGGCGCTTGTCGTCGCCGTATCCGTGATAGTAGACAACCGGCGGCAACCCGAATTTGTCGGCGTGAAACTCGGTCGCATGAGAAAAGAACTCGCCCTGAGCATCGCGCCCGTTGTCCGGCCCGCCGAACGGAACGCCGAGTACATCGAGAGTCCAGTCGCCGACCGCTTTGATTGTATACGTCATGACCGCCTCTTATTCCGGCCCTGCCGGATATGGTCCGGGCTCGGGCTCGATTACGGGCTCGCTCGGAACCTTCGCCAACTCGTTGCACTCTTGCGCGAAGCCCTGAGCCCAAATCTGCTCAGCCGTCGACATCGGGGCGCGCCCCAATATCTCGACGAGCGCTTTGACATCGTGTTCGGTCATGTCAAGCCCCTATATCGATGGCGTCGACTTCGTCGGCGACGGTCTGCTTGGCGTCCGTCCCCGCGGCGTTGCCCTCGCTGTCTTTGAGGATCTGCCGGTAGTATTTCCGCAGATCGCCAATGAGCGCCGTTCCGAGCTCTTCGTTCGTCATCTCTTCGGGATCGCCCAAGCCGCGAGCCGTAACGACGCCCTTCGCAATGCGAACCGCTAGGTTGACGTCGACGCCAGTTGCCGTGTCGGCGCTATGCACGACATCCAAAACGCCCTTCGCTCGTTGTACTTCGGTCAAAACTGCCATGATCTAATCTCCTTACGCCGTCGGCGTCGCATAAAATGGAACGTAATAAACCGCATCAGTAATGTCACCCGCGCCCGCTACATCCTCAACATACATTTTGTACCAGCCCACGATAGCGCCGGGCGTAGTCAAATCGGCCGCGTCAACAAGTGATTGTGAGTTGTCGGCCGCGCTCGTGCCGATTAAGCGTATAAACTCTTCGCTTACGTCACCCTGATCAAGCGTGAGAACCGGCACGGCCCCGGCGGCGGCGCTTTGGTCGACGTGTAGCTGCGCGGCGGGAGTCGGTGCCGTTGCGCCGATTCCGACATTTCCGCCACTCATGGTCAAGTCGCCCTTGCCCCAATCGATCAAAGCGTTCGTATCGTCGTGCGATAAGCCGAGCCACGGTGTATTATCCGAATCGGGATCGACAGTAGCATGTATGTATACCTTGACATCGCCGGTCGAAGCGTGATCGTAATCTCTCGCAGCCCCCAAATACCCGCCAATGATCAATTGATCGCCTACAAGCGATCCCACGTTTATCACGGCTTGATCCGTGTCTTCGTCCGCTACGAGCGCGAAGCCGTTCGCCGATCCTAATTGTATATATCCGTCGTTGTCGACCTGTATATTTCCGGCAACATGCAACTCCGCCGTCGGCGCTGTCGTCCCGATACCGACCCGAGAGTTCGTCGTGTCGAGGTTGACAAACGCCGTGCCCGCATTGTTGGCGAACTGCATCGCCGTGGTGGAGTCGGCGGAGGGAAACAACTTTGCGCCGCTAAGCAAACGAACATCACCAGTCGCCGAGTCAAAGAGCATCATAGTTCGCTCGACCGCCGAGAAATCGTCCTTGACAATCTGAAAAGCAACCGTGTTATCAGCGTTAGTTATACGGAACATACCCCGATCCGCAGTTGCCGCCGTATCGTATAGAATGAAATCAGCTTGAACCGCTCCGGCAATAGCAAGACGGCCGGTATCAGTTGAATCGTCGATAAGAATTCCGCTCTCGTCGGCACCGTCCCACCACGCCGCTACGCCCGCTCCCGCTCCGACATGTAAATTCGTAAGCGGCGCTGTCGTCCCGATGCCGAGCCGCGAATTCGTCGTGTCGAAGTTGACGAAAGCCGTCCCGGCGTTGTTGGCGAACTGGATCGCCGTGGTCGAGTCGGCGGACGGCTTGAACTGCATGCCGCCCGCTAATTCGATGTTGCCGGTTGCGTTGTCAAGCAAAAGGATTGTTCTTTGAATGCCCGAATATGCGTCGTTAACGATTTCGAAAGCGACCGTGTCGGTCGCATTATGTATGCGAAAAACGCCCGCGTTGGCCGTCGCGCCTGAGTCGTGCAATATAAAATCAGCCGCTACCGTTCCAACGATCGCAAGCACACCTGTCGCCCCGCCGTCGTCAATCAATATGCCGTCTTCGCCCGAATCGTTGAACCAAGCCGCCACCCCCGAGCCCGAACCGATAACCAAATTAGCGGCCGGATTCGTGTTGCCGATCCCAACCTGCCCCGCCGAATCAATATAGATTCCCGCTGCCCCACCTTCGCCAACAAGCGAATTCGTTTCCAGATCCCATGAGTCCGGCCCGGCCGCTTTTGAGTTGATAAATCCGCCACCAAAAGACATGAGTTACACCTCGCCTATGAACTGGGATACATGGATCACGGCCGACACCGCTCCCGTTCGAATGAACTTGGCAGCGGTCGCCATCGTTTGCGACCAGACTCCCGAATCGCCGACATCGACAATGTGCCCGTTCGAACTCGTCGGGGCGCTTGCGTCGAAGGTGACTCGCGCCTGAGCGTCCTCGTTAGTCCAGAAAACGTGAGTCGTATGAGCGTCGAGCGCCGCGAACTGGACGCCCCCGGCCGTTGCGTCGACCGTCAAGCGCTCGTCGGCGACCGTGCCATTCGGAGCCATGTTCGCCGCGCTGATGCCCTGAATCGTTTCTTGTAACGTTGTCATTTGATCGCCTCTTTAATCGCCTTGTTGAATAGTTCGACTATCCGTTTTCGGTTCTGATCGATGACCTTCTTATCGGTCGGCCATCCCGTGCGCCTATGCGCTCGAGTCTGGAACAGATGTGATTGCACCCACGGCGCGTAGTCGGTTCGATTGCCCACGACGCCGCGTATACCGTTCGCTACATTCGTCGTCTTGACCGTCCACTTCTTACCGAGAATTCCCGTTCTGTCGTAGGTCGAACCCGCCGGTTTGTCGGGATAGTCGGCGATGTCGCTCTCGAGAATGCGAAGCGACTGTTGCATCGGTTTCTTGAGTACCTTCTTCGAACCGGCGACACCCAGCTTCTTGACGAGCTTATCGACGCCCTCAATTCGAATCGACACCGATTTAGCCATTTTAGTAAACTCGCCGCTCAGCAATCGGGCCAGGCTTCGTTACATACTCGTCGCGCTCGATCGTCTTGTATCCGTAATCGCTCTCGAGAAGCAAGGTCTCGATCTTGATGTCGCGAAACGGGAAATAGCGACCGTCGTACTCGCTCCCCAGCAAAACCGACCGCACCTCGAGAGCCAAGTCGGCCCGGTTCTCTTCCGTGTCAATAGCCGGTTCCAATGCGATCACGCCGCCGTGTATAGTGACGATGTCGCCGAGGAAATTCGCAAGCTTAATCATCGAAAAGATCCCCCCGCACATAAGACACAATGAAATCGAAGTACTCGGGATCTGATTGGGCAAACGCGGCCGCGTCGGCATATAGCTCTTGAATACCCATCGAGATCAACTCGCTCGATGACGGCCGCCCGTACACCTTGCCCATATACGGATCTTTCCACTTGTCACGTCGAAATACTTCGTCGTCGCGATATCCCCAATCGGGAAACGCTTCGTTCATCTTCTCGAGCTTGTCGTCGATCGTGCGGTTGCGGAAAAACGATTGTCGAGCCCGCTGATATCGCGGGTCGAGCTCAACCCGTTGATACTCGAGAACATGACCGAGCTCATGCACGATCGTGGTTTGTTCTGCGCCAACTTCGATTGAAATGAAATTCCCCCGCGGCGAAGCGAAAGCGCGCCCGCCGGTGTTTTCGAGAATCGGGACATTGTTTCTAATTGTCGTCTTCACTCCGTTGATACTCTCGAGAAACTTCGTCGCCTCAGTCGTGTTTTTCGCGGTTTCCTTGTCCATCCATCGGCTACCCTTGAACTTGTCGTCGCCGGTTCCAGGACCAATACGAGCGGCTCGCGTATTGAACTTGTTCCGATCCTTGACCGGAACACTCAGCGCCCGCTTAATCGCCCGATCACGCTTCTTCTGTAAACCGTCGAGCTCGTTGACAATCTCAGTCAAGCGATCCGAGACCTTGCGAACTGCATCCTGATCCGCTCGCGGCATCGCAAAGCGACTTCCGCCGTATTCGTTCTGGATTTTCAAGCGCCATGATCGATACTCTTTGCTCAATTTCGAGTGCTCAATCGAGAACGCCGACTCTTTACTCGCGAACTCGAGCTCGGCGGCGACAACCTTCTCGCGAGCCGCCGCGCCGCTTGTTGTCCTGTAGTCGAGCGGCGTGAACGGGCCGCCGAAATCGACGTCGTCGCGGTTCTTATCCTGATCCGTGTTTGGCTTCTCAATCGAGCCGCCCGACAGCTTCTCGCGCTCTTCGTCAGTCGGAATCACGGCGACCGTCCAGCAACGACAATTTGGATGTGCTGGCGGCCCGCGGTACGCGTTGCCGCTCCCAGGATGGATGAACGACTCGCCAACCTTGGCGATCTCGCCGTCGAGCCCGTTGTCTGCACCCTGTTTTCCGCAAATTGGACACACTTTTTCATCTCGGGAAGTCCGCCAGCCTTTCCACTCAACACCCTCGAGCGCGTAAGCAATCTCGTTGGCCTGAGCGAATGCCCGCGTCACTTCCGTAACGGCGATCGTTCGAGCACGACGGCGACCGAATGTCGGTGTCAACTCACGACGCAAAGACGAAATGGGATCACCGTTGCGAACGTAATCACCTATCGCCTCCGCTACTCGCCGCTCGGTGCCCACCATAATCTGATCCGTTACCTCGCTCGAATACTGTCTCGCCCATCGTGCGGCCGCTTCGTTGGCCAACGTATAGTCGAAGCTCAACCCGATCCGCTCGCTTGCATCCAAGAATGAAAACGTTCCTAAATCGGCGCTCTCTTGCAACATTCGGCGAAGCGTGTCTCGCAGCGTCTCGCCCTCTTTACGTAAGCGCTCGATTGCCCCGTTAGCTTCGGCGACCGTCATGTCGACCGGAATCGTCTTGTCGAATTGCTTCCGTAACTCTCGAGCTATCTCACGTTCTCCCCGACGCTCGACCGCTTCTCGAATATCCTTCTCGGCGTCGGGATTGTCGGGATCGTTAGCCAACGCGATCGCCTTGAGCGCGACCCAATCGCTACGGGTAAGCGGCCCATCCACTAACTGGAAAGGTAGCATCGAGCCGACTCGGTGCCCCGCTCGCCGTTATTTCGGCGTCAATCCCGTTCTCGAGCGCGATGTCGGCGAGTTCGTCAGCGTCGAGGCAATCGCTCTTGAATAGCGCCAAATCGACGGGGCGCTTGCGCTTAATCCGCTTCTCCGCCCACCTCACAAACTTCGCCGCCTCAACCCGAGCCGCTTCGTCGTCGTCTTCTTCGGGCTCGGGCTCGGGCTCGGAATCCGGTTCGGGCTCGGGAACAATGTTCTCAGATTGGCTCTCGAACGGCTGAGCGGGCTCAGGCTCGTCACTAATGGCCGGGCCGGACGTGAGCTCGACCGCGAGCAAATCGCCGCGCTCGTCGCCAATAGGATCGGCATCGTAATAGGTCGCCCGAACTTCGTCGATCGTGTGGAAAGAGGAAAAGCGCTCGATCTCGCTGAGCTCAAGAACGCGATCCGTTACGCGCACATCCTCGAACGCGCCGACGAGATTGTCGCCGTAAGCCGGGAGAACGTCATTCGATATCTTCTCCGCGATCGCGACCATGTGCGGCCAAACGGCCGACTCCATAAACGTGCGCCGCCCGGCGTTGGCGTTGGCTTCCGTCGAATTGATGGCAAGCACGGCGGCGAGACCCGGCGCGAACATCGAGAAGATTTCTTCTTTGTTCGACTGCCGGCCCGCTAAGAATTCCATATCGTGTTGGCTCATGGCAGTTGGAATCCAGTTGACGCCGCCTTTGCCGGTATTGCGAATCATCGTCATTCGGCGCTCGGTGCCGCCGTGTTGCTCTTGCCAATCGCGCTTTAGTGCCGCCCATTCGCCGTCAGCAATCGGGTCAGCGAAAGCCATGATACCGGGAATCTTGGCGTTCTCTTTGGCGAAATTGTTCGTGTTCCATTGCTGCATGGCGATGTCACCAAGCGAAATAGCCGCCAACGCTTCGACCGGGCTCAACCCGACGAAGTCGTTCAACGGGTGCCATCTCTTGAAATGCACGACCTCATGTAGCTCGAGCGGGATCTCTTCACCATCGCCGGGATCGTACATGTATCCATGTAGATATGAGCTCTCGTTGGGAACCGGCACGATTCGATTAGATGGCACGTTCCAAAGCTCGATCGGCGGGCGCTCCGAGTTCGGCCGGTTCATGAACCAAAACGCGTTACCAGTGAGCGTGAGCGCGGCGGTCGTTGCATACAAGAACTCATATCTCGATTGCAACGGATTCGGACGGGCGAGCAACGTCTCAAACGGGTGATTTCGAATGGCGACCCGCTTCTCGGCTTCCAAGGACATCACCTCGAACGCAGACAACGCCGCGGCTTGCGCCACGTTGTTAACGGCCGCCTGAACCCACGAGAGCCGCTTGTATAAGTCCAAATGCGCGGTCGGTAGGTCGGTGCCCGGAAGCTCGAAAGATTGCACCTTAGCCGTCTGAGCCATCCAAGTGGCCGGAGAGACGATAGCGGCCGTCTTCTGATATCCGAGTCGAGCGAGAGTTCGATCAAATAGATTGGTCATGAGAGAAAAGCGTATAACTCCCGCGCTGGTATATAACTGGCGATCGATTGATACGCGATGGCGAGCGACATTACACAATCGTCATGATATCCGGCCGGAGCGCCGTATCGATAGCCGCTCGCCATGCGCTCGCCCTCATATGCTTGCAACTCATCAATCAATATGCGGTCGGGTAGAATGCTTATCTGATCGTGCTCGAACGCCGACTGTAAGCCCTGTATGAGCGGTTGCTTGCTGGCGTTCGAAGTCGTGAAAGCCGTTACATGCAAGCCCCTCGCCCTCATATGATCAATGACAGGTTGCCCAATCGAATTGTCTTCAATCACCATATTTACCACGTTCCAGCGCTCGTATATGGCGGCGAGCCTGTCTTCGAGCGCTATATATCCGACCTTGTTAAACCGATCCATGTAAGCGAGCGCTTTCGTCTTCGAGTTCATGACCGAGACGACCGTGAAGTCGTCAGCATCGGCCACGTCAACCCCAGCGATGTAAGTCGCATCGGGCTCGGGGCCGGTGAGCTCGGGAGCCGTCGCGCAATCCATAACGCGGCGAAATGTGCCGCCGGAATCGTCGAGGAATCGTGCAAGAAATTCCTGTAAGAACACGCGCTCCGGCAATTGCCTGCGGGCTGCCTCAACTTCGTCGGAGTCGATAAACGGATTTGCCGTAGTCGGCATTTGCCAAGACATCCAATCGGGCTCGTGTTCATTCTGCCCCAATTGCCACATCTGCCAGAACCCGTTCCGCCCCTTCGGCGTCGAGAGAAACCACGCGTCGCCCTGATAATCAGTGAGCGTCGGCCGAAGGGCGGCGTTCCAACCGTGCATCAAATCTTTAATCATAGCCGCTTCGTCAACGATGACCCTGGCGTATTTGCGTCCACGTCCGGCGTCGGGGTTATCCATTGACCACATGTCCAACGTGCCGCCGGTGATTAGCTCTAGGCGGCGCTCAGCCACGTTGCGAGACTCGGTCACATCAGCCAGCGTCGTAGTCATGTCCCGCCAAACGTCCGTCAACATTTTATACGTGGGCGAGAACCAACCAACCGGATAGCCGTCGAGCATCTTATCAGTTGCCAAGTCCTCGCCCATCGCGGTTTTTCCAGCGCGTCTTCCTAAGCAAGCGCAATTGAATCGCTTTGCGGACGCTATAATCTCCGCCTGTCCCGGATGCAATTCGGGCAAATGCAAATCAATGGTTGTACTCATCGCCTACCGTGTGCTATAATGTTAAAGAGAAAGGACATCAAAATGATCACTCGAATCTGCCAAAACTGTAACAAAGAATACGAAACGTTTCCATCAATTCGACCCAAATACTGTTCGCAAAAATGCAGCGGAGAGGGTAGAAGAACTGGACGGGAAATTCCATGCGCCAACTGCGGAAAGACCTTTTGGCAATTTGCAAAGAGCGAGCAAACGTACTGCTCGCAAAGCTGCGCCATAAGCGCCCGCAACAAAACCGACCAAAACCCGGCGTACCATCGCGATGTATCCGGTTCCAATAACCCCATGTACGGGAAACGGCGAAGCGGCAAAGATAACCCCATGTATGGGAAGCGGGGCGACAAGAGCCCTCGATGGACCGGCGGCCGGAGAACACGGAAGGACGGTTATGTTTTCGTTCTCGTGCCCGACGATCATCCGTCCCCCTCATATACCAATAAGTCAGGTGCCAAGTACATGCTTGAACATCGTTTCATTATGGAGCAGCATCTCGAGCGATTCTTGTTGGCGACCGAAGTCGTGCACCACATGGACGGCAACCCATCCAATAACGAAATCGACAACCTACGCCTATACCCGAACCAATCGCGACACATTAGCGATGGCCATTCGTAGGGATAACGGGCTCCAACGTTTCGCTCACAACCGGGCGACCGGGCAAACGAATTGAATCCGACTTGTCTCGAATGATACGAATACTTTGATTACTGTTTTCGGTCGGCGCTCCCGTAAGCAATTGCAGCTTGTCTACCAGGATTCCGGTCGCTACCGCCAAGTCTCGGAAACTAGCATCCATCCGGGCATTGGGCATTGCTTCCAAAATGCCGCCTAGCTCCTCTCGAATCAACGCAACAAGGTCGCCTCTTTTTTCAGTTCGCAGTTCCGCGGGGGGTGGATTGCGTGACGCCTTAAACCATCCGTTTAATGTCGCCATCGGTACGCCCAAATGCTTAGCGACTTGCGTCATCGCCCCTTTCTTGTCGGGATATCCCGCTGCTTCCAACATGACGACGGCGCTAGCTCTGAACTTGTCATCGTATCGCTTACGTGGTCTAGCCATTATCTCTCCGGCTCCCCGCTCGGATATCACTCATTGACTATGCACCATCGGATCGCCGTCTTCGGCGTTGTCGGTTTTCAGTTGTTCCATGAACTCAGCAAATTCGATGTCGGCTTGCTTTTTAGCGTCGGCCGCTCCGAGATAGACAGCGGCGGCCCATATAAGCGCGAAAGCCGCGACGAGGAACGCGGCCAGATTCGGAAAGTGCTCAGTAATAACGGCGGCGGTCTCAGCGAGCCAATCGCTCATAAGCTAAGCGCCCTTCCGCGAAGGAGTTCGGCGACCGGCGGCGGCGGCGCTATCTTGCGCCCTTCGAACGCCATCGCGATCACTTCGACCGCGAACGGAATAGTTACGACAAGCCAACCGAGCCGAACGATCGGCTTATACAACTCCGGCGGCGCGAGTAAAGGATTCTCAGCAAAGAGCATACCGAAAAGACCGAGCTCGAGCCCGAGTAGAACGAAGCCAACCGACCGAGCGAAGTGCGCCGTCGTCGGCTCGCGCCGGAACTTAGCGATTGCATAAGCGGCCCGCGCCAGAATCACAGCGCAAGCCCACCCGTAAATATTGACACTAAACAACCCGAGATCTAACACTATCCGCCCCCTGGAAACGATACCAACAAATACGAAATTAGCGCGATGGCAATCGCGAACCCGGCGACGTACACCGAAAACGGAATACTCCCCTTACCCGCGAACACTTGTTCGAGTAGAATCATGCGCTCGCGCAGCGAATAGATTTCGTCTCGAGCCCAGATCTCGAAAGCCCCTCGAGTTTGACCCTGTCCGTTGCCCATACGATTACGATCCCCTAAGTCTGCCGGGATATATACATAAGATGAATTCGCGCCCGGCCGACTCGACTCATAAGCGAGCCGAAACGATCCGTCGTGTGCGGCGAGTCGTCTCGCCAGCAATGCGCCCGTTCGATAAGCGGTTTTATCCGGGATGTCGATCAAAGTGCAAATCACATCTGCTCCGCCGTCTTCTGCGATCGTGTTGGCTGTATAGATCGACGAGCAAGAATTCAAAAAAACATACTTGATACTATGAGCTCGAACGATGGCCGTGATCGCTTCGGTCGGCCACGTTCCGTCACTCAGCACGATCCCGGATTGGTTGCCGTGTCCGGCCACCCACAAGAGATCGGTAGGATGATCATCGAGCTCAGAGATGATGTCCCGTTCGACGACCGCCCCCGAGAGCAATCGGACTACGAGCCCAGTCGCGCCGATGATAGCGTCGACCTCGTCACTCGCGCCCGGTAAATCCGAATCTGGCGCGATCAGCAACACGCGCACAATCAAAAAAAGCGTCGATCCCCAATCGAGGATCGACGCTCCGCGGCCCAACTCGCAGCACAACAACGGGAAAAAAGCGACCGCGTTGACGGTGCTATGTTGACATGATCGATGACGCCCATATACATAAAATATCAGAACATGGGTTCTTTGTCAATAGAAACCGGGGATAACTCGCCCGAAACTGGGGATAACTCGGATTTATGTCGAGTGTTTGGGGTGGGTGGTGGTGGGCGGGTGGGGTGGACACCCGCCCACCACGTCGGGGCGCTAGAACCAAAAAACCGCCCGACGGCGGTTCAATGGGGCGGTAACGCGATGGTCAATCGCGGGGCCAACCGCCAGCCCCGATTATATCACAACCGCTTACCGCGTCAATCGTTCCGCTTCGATCAATATCCAACGAACCATATCGCGGGATATCTCCGGTCCCGAAAAATTTCCAAACATTCTAACGTGCTCGGCTTCTAATAGCCTTTGGGCCTCGATTGCGATTTTCTCGATAGTCTCGAAATCATAACCGTCTGGACACCAAATATCGTACTGAGCAACATAAGCCATGACATTTCCCTTTCTTACAGTCGCCCCACGGCGCGAACGTGCGAGAAGCGGGCGAGGTCGATATACACGTTCTCGCTATCGCCCTCGATTCGTATGATATCGCGCTCGAGAAGCCAGCGCTTGACGTCGGCGCTCGTGGCGGCGTTCCAATCGCCGCGCTTGGAAAACGGCGCTCGACGCCAGATGAGCCCCGACCCGAGCCGAACTCTATCGGGGTTGAGCTCGCCATCTTCGGCCCGGTATAGGGTAGCGAGCCATTCGCGAGCCAAGCGCCGCGTCTCGTCGAGTTCGGCCGGAACGTAGGACGAAGGGTCAACGACAACGGGCGCGCCGTCGGAGGTCGAGAGAATGCGCTCGGATAGCGACGACTGAGCGAGCTCGAGCCTGTCAAGCCGCCCTGAGCGCTCCGCTAACGTGCGTTCGACCTTTAGCCGGGCCATTGTCTCGATATGCCGGTTGCGCTCCGCCTCGCGGCTCTGACGGTCGAGCATCTCGAGTCCGCGAAGAGAAAGCCAATCGCCATTGACAACGAGCAGGACGAAGCGAGCGAGCGCGATGTATATGAGGCACCCAATGACCGCCACCACGACGAGCGGCCAACTCGAGAGCCGCGAAATCGCGAATGACAACACGCCAACGACAAGCGCGAGCACGGCGTAAGCGAGCGCACTCGACGCGGCTTCAGTCGGCGTATTGTCAGCTCGGCATATGATGACGTTGTCGAATTCTCGGCGCTCAGTCGAAAATCGCGTGAGAGCCATATCTCGCGGCCTCGCTTTCTTGCTCGTCGAATATCGCGACGCAATAGTCGCAAAGACTCAGGACGGCGTTCGTCTGCATCTCGCCGCCGGTTATCAGATAAATCCGGCGAACGTGCTTCGCATCGCGATTTCCCTCGAGCGCCGGATCGAGCTTGATACACTCGCATTTCTTCGGCTTCCAAAGTCGGCGCGGGCGCGGCTTCTTATTGTCTCGCTGGTACATGTAACATCGCGAGCAAAGCCCGACTGCCCGCAACTGCTCGACCGATCCGCAATGCGAGCACGGCCGTTCCCAAAACCCGAGATTGCGCTTTTCTGTATCGTTTACCTTACGCGACACGTTGCACCCTTTCGTATCCGTACATTGGGATCAGAACCCGGATCGTACGAGCTTTTTCGCGCTCTCGAGCAATGTATCCCGAGAGCTCAAGGATAGAGAGCGCCGCCTGAGCGTAGCCCGTCCCGCGCCCGATGCCCCAAGCTATCTCACGAACCGATAAGCGCGGCGATTGGGAAACGAGCGCCCAAACGGCCCTGACGTCTTCGAGCGTCGGCGCGTACCCGTTGATCGAATATCGACGAGCCATAATAGAAAAACCCCCAAATCGGTTGAACCGAGACGGAGGTCGAGTTATACTATGTAAGCGTCGAGCCCCTATCTCGGCGAACTCGGCTCTCGAAGGATTCACGTCTTTCGAGAGCCGTGTTTTTTTTGTTCGATCCTCAGTATAAACCCGCGCTGTCAAAAGCGCAAGCAAATTCGTGGTTGACAAGGTGCCGCCGTGGGTGTACAATGGGGCCATAGTATCGCACACATGAAGACGCACGCGCACGAAAGGGCAACCGATGAACAACGACACGAGATACGCAAGCTACAAGTCGAGCGGGCCCATCGGGCACCGCACGACGCCGTTTTTTCCGACCGAAGCTCAAGTCGAAAAATGGGCAAGCCGCAACGGCGGGCGCAAGGGCGAGCGCCTGAGCTTGTCTTCGAACTGGCGACAAGTTATCGCCGCCACCGACTACACCGACTCGCGAATCCCCGCGGGACTCTGAAAGGATCACCTCATGACAACTAAACGAATTCACTTTCGAATACCGGCGACCACCGAAACCCTGCTACTCAAGCGGGCGAGCACGAGTCGCAACCGGGCGGCAATCGACTCGATCGTCGGCTACGATCTGATCATGGCCCAAGCGCTCGAGGCGCTGCGCGATGTTATCTCTCCCGACCTCCGCTATCTTATCCTCGACGGGCTCAACGCCCGCGGCCGTGACGGGCTCGAATTCGAATTCGCCAACGGCGGCGTCGAATCAGTCGCCGATGCTCAAGTCGGCATCTCTCGAATTCGGCTGTACATCGCCGACACGGGCGAAAGCGACGAAGCTCTCGAGGTGCTCGACGAGGATCTCAACTGGATACAAAAATCGACCCAACTCAGCATAGCCTTAATCGACGCCGTGCGGCAATGGTACGTTGCGGCTTCGATCAACGGCGAGCTCGCCCCGAACCAACTATTCGAAAAAATCACACTCGAAGATATCAAACCCGGAGAAACCAAATGAAAACACGGCTCGAGAAACTAAAGCTGATGGTCAAAAGTCAAAGCAACTTTGGCCGCGATATGGTTGTCGCCGAAGTCGAAAAGATAGCCGACGAAATCGAAGCCGACGTAGACAATCTCAAACGTACCGAAACCTACCTACGCGCCGCCAACGCCGAAATTTCCCGCCTACGCAGAAAACACGAGGGCGACAACAGAACCACGGTTCACCACATCGACGATGGTCTGGTAGAAAAGCGCGATCTCCTCGGTGCCCGCCTCGAAGAAGTGAAAACGGAGCGCGACGAAGCACTCGACACGCTCAAAACCGTCGACGAACTCGACGCCGAACGCGCTAAGCTGCACGGCGAATCACTCTCCCGAATGCGACAAGAAACCGACGATCTCAGGATTCGACTGCGCGACGAAGAACGCTTCTCATCGAATCGCGGAGACAAAATTCGCGAGCTCGAGGCTCAACTCAAAACCAAAAGAGTCGAGTTCGAGAACGACGCCCGCTTACGAAAGCGACTCCGAACCGATGTCGCCGAACTCGAAACCCAAGTCGAAGTTTTGAAGGGAGCGACGAAACCTCGGCATGAACTGCGCGACGCTCTAATAAAAATTGCCGACCTCGAAGCCGCACGAGACGGAGCGCGAGCGGCCCACGACGAGCTAAACAAACGAACAAATCGCCTATGGGCCGAACTACACTCAACCCGCTCCGCCCGCGACAGCGCCCTCGAAAGACTCGAGGACGTTCGCGGCAACTTCAAGATCCTCGCCGCCGACGTTGAAGAGCGCGACGACACGATCGCCGCCCTGGAACGAAAGATTTTGAAGCTCGAAGACGAAATCGCCCGCCTTGAGCTCGTGAATCGTCGTCTCGGGAAAGCAACGGAGCAAGCGAACAGCGACCGCAACGTCGCCGAGACGACACTCGAAGAAGCTGAGCGCGGCTTCGGCGTCATGCAAGCAAACTACACCTACGCCAACAAGGGGCGCGCAAAGCTACGCGACTCTCTCCACGAGCTCGAGAAGAATTTCAACGACCTCAGCGCCGAATATAAAAAACTAGAAAAGCAAAACGACCGGCGAGGTCTAGCGCTTGACGGCCTCTCCGACTCAGTCGAACAAATCGAAAGACTCGAGCTTGAAGTCGAAGAGCTCGAAGTCGAACGCGACGAAAACATAGGCACGATTCAAGACTACGTCACCGAAAGCAACGAAAACAGGCAATATATCGAAAATCTCAAAGCCGATCTCGCAACCGCCGAAGAGCAAATCCAAATATACACCGACGCCGAAGCCCGACTCAAGAACAAACTCAACGCCATCGAAGACGCCGACGTCGACGACTACATCGCCAAGCTCAAAGAACGCGAGGAACGAATCGACGAACTTGAAACCAAACTCAAGGATACCCGAATGCTGCGCAATTTCCTCGAGAGCTATGCTGACGCCAATTACAAACGATTCACGGATGAACAACTCCGAGCCGACCTCACGGAAATCGAACGCGACGAGCTTCGCCTCGAACTCGCCCACGAGCGCCACAACAACGTATAGAATCGCCCTCAACCCGACAGGAACCCGTACCATGACCAGCATTCTCGCAACCCTAACCCTCGCCCTACTAACCGCCATCAACGCCCCCAGCGGCCCGTACGTCTTCGTCTATGGCTTCGTCTACGACGGGGCGAGCGCCGACGTCAGCGCCGGGATCAATGGCGCTCGAATCGTCGACCTCGAAACCGGCGATGACGTCGGGACAAGCGGCCCGACCCAACTCGGCGGCAACGGATATTTTACCGGCGTAATTACGACCGGCGAGCCCCACGCCCTGACGGCCAACGTCGACGGGCGAATCTGCTCGACGGTTCGGCTCAACGTGCCCGACGCCGATGTCGTCGAGCCTCAGCGCATAGCGATCCACTGTTTCGCAGTACATAAAATCTATCTTCCCGAGGTGAAACGATGACGACCAGACTGAGCAAGCTCAACCCGACACTATGGACAAATTTCAAGACCTATACCGGCGGCCCGACTCAATTCAATAACGCCGAAGTCGATTTCTACAACGGCCTTACCATAACGGCCGTTCCGCAATACACACGAAGCGGCGCGATTATCGTCGGCGACGAAATCTCTCGCACGACGATTGAATGGAACGGCGACCTCGACATTCTAGCCGACGCCGACGCCCGCCACCGACCCGGCCCGGCCATGCTTGCCCAACGATGGGGCGCTCTTTGGCTGGGTAGGAAAACGCAAGCCGAAGCGCCGCCGACCCGGCCGACCGACAAAGAAATCGAGCGGGCGAAGAGCGAGCTCGATCTCGTCGACGAAGTGCGGGCGCTCATCTTCGGCGCTGATTGGGCAACGCTCCGCCGCTTCGCGAAAGTGCTCGACGCCACGGAAGAGATTCGCAAAGGGCACCTCAAGACGCTAAACCATCTCGATTACGACCCCGAGTGCTCGCCGTTCGACCTCGGGCCAGATTGCAACGACAACGATTTCGACTTCACCACGAAAGGAACCAAATCATGAACTCGACACACAAGTTTTCCGCCGTATTTCGCATGTTTGACTCAACCGGCGTCGGCGTCTCTTTCGGAGTCGGCGACGACAACCTCGGCGACTTCAACGCCGAACTCGAAAGACTGCGAGACGGGCTCAACCTCCGCGGTTACACGCCGCAACCCGTCGACGCCGTCATCGGATCGAAGGTCGATCGGTGTACCGGATGGGTACTCGGCCAGAAGCGCGACGGCTCGCCGTGTGTTTGGCTATATGGTCCCGAACACTTGAATTTC